TGCTAAAGCTGCGCTCAAGGCAAGCGCAAAAGCCAAGTTAGTTGCAGGGGAACCTTTAACTGCCGAAGAAGCCGATACACTCGTTCTTTAATTAATAGTTCGGGGGAACTATGCGTTTTCATATTGTGGCACTGCCACATACACAGGTAACAAAAGAGTTTGCAGGGTGTGCCTTTACTGAAAAGGTGCGCCGCTTTTGCATAATGATGCACGATCTAGGCCACGAAGTATTCTTGTATGCAGGCGAAACCGTTGAGGCACCTGTTACTGAACTGATTACCTGCGTTGCAGATTCAAAGCGTGCCGATGCGGTTGCAGCCGTTCCTCATTACACCCAGTTCCCGTTTAATGGTCCTTTGTGGGATGAGTTCAATGCCAACGCAATCAAGGCAATCGGCGAGCGCATTGAAAAGCAAGATTTCATTTGCCTCATTGGTGGTTCCGCACAAAAGCCAATTGCCGATGCCTTCCCAGCGCATTTGTCCGTGGAGTTTGGCGTTGGCTACGGCGGCGTGTTTGCCAAGTATCGGGTGTTTGAGTCCTATGCCTGGATGCACTCAATCTATGCAGGATGGAAAAACCCAACAACGGCAGATGGCCAGTTTTACGATGCCGTAATCCCAGGGTATTTGGAACCTGATATGTTCCCACTGGGCAATGGCAAAGGCGATGAAAAGGGTGAGTATTACCTGTTTATTGGTCGGTTGATTGATCGCAAGGGTTACAGAATCGCCCAAGAAGTATGTGAGCGACTGGGCAAGCGGCTTATCTTGGCAGGGCCTGGTGAGCAAAGCGGGTACGGTGAGTTTGTCGGTTCAGTTGGCCCTGAAGAACGCGCAAAGCTGATGGGCGGTGCCATTGCCACCTTTGCACCAACACTTTATGTAGAACCCTTTGGGAATGTAGTAATTGAATCGCAGGCTTGTGGCACGCCAACAATCACAACTGATTGGGGCGCATTTACAGAGAACAATGTAAATGACAAAACAGGGTTTAGATGCCGTACTTTGGCTGAATTTATGCAGGCAGCCGAAGATGTGAAAAGATTGCACCGTGGCACAATCAGGAATCATTCAATTACGAGATATAACCTTGATACTATCGGCCTTCAATACGAGGCATACTTTAAGCGCCTGTTGACCCTTTGGGGCGATGGCTGGTATGAGATGGGGGCAATTGATGGATAGAGGCGAAGTATTAGATGAAGCCAAACGCCTTACTTACGGTGATCGCAATGTTTCCTACGATGAACCACGCATTAACCATAAGCGCATTGGCGTTTTTTTAGGAATTGTTTTAGAACGATATGTTGAGCAAGCACAACCAGGTGACCCAGTGCCGCCCGAAGTTGCAGCTCTATGTATGGCGGCAATGAAACTTGCTCGATTGTCTGCAAAACCAAACCACTTAGATTCAGCAATTGATTTGGCGGCATACGCTGCCATTTGCGCTGAACTTGCTCAGTATATAGATTAAGACTTAGGCGCAAAACGCCCCCATAACGAAACCGCCACCTGCAGCCGTTCCTGCAAGTGGCGGTTTCGTGCTTTTTGCTACAATTTTGCTACGCCGTGAGGTGTCCGCCAAACCCCTGCATCTGCTAAGTGAGTGCAGGGTTTTGTGCTTTCATTTCACATAATCACGCAATGCGTTAATAACGACTCGCGTTACTGTTGTGCCTTCATTGCGTGCTTTTTGTAAAGCTAGTTGCCACAAGTCGGCATCAATGCGGATTGATCGAAGTGGGGTCATAGAACCACGCACTCACTCATTGAACCCCAGCACCAGCCAAGAAACTCAGCCGTTGGTGCATCAATGCCAACCCACCAAAGGTTGCTGGCAACTTGCCAAATGACAATCAGGCCAACTGCAATTGCAACTGCTCGCACACGCTTGCCACGCTTTGTAATCATTAGTTGTTTTCCAATTCTTCGATGTGTGCAATGGTTAGTGCAGAGTTCACAATTGCCCTGCGAAGTGATTGCTTGAATTCATCAAAATCGCCTGACTCGCTTGCAGTATTTAGATCACGGCTGATTTGATACATAGTATCTGCAATATCAATTACTAATTCTTTGTAAGCACCCATTTTAATTATTCTCCATATTCGCTAGGTAAGCATCAAAACAAGGTAGGCAAAGATTTACTTTCATTACTGATTCAAATGTTTCTTTGCAGGCAACGCACTTGCAGGTGTAATTGGTGCTGAACATTTATGCACCTACCTTGTAATTAACTAGATCGGCATACTTTGGGTCATTCATCATCATTTGTGCCTGCTTTGCAGTAAATACAATCTGTCCTTTTGTTGATGAACTCCAATGAAAGTCATCAAACCAAGTTGAAATAAAATCTTGAATCTTCAGCAATTGTTTGTGTATAAATATTCATTGTGCTATCCGTTCTATTGGGAGCCGTTCCCCCAATGAGATAAACTTAGCACCTGTATATACAGATACGCAAGATTTGACCCCAAGACACATAACGATTTGATAACGGCTTTTGGGCGTGTTAGGCTCAAATCTAGGCGTGGGAACCCGAAGAAATTGGGGAATTGCTAGGGTTCTCACGCCTTTTCACGCCTTGCCCTACACTTAGCCAATGACCACGCTAATTGCCTGCCAAACGCCCGCTGGTGTCGTGCTAGGGGCAGATTCTCAGATCACAGACGGTGACCGAATTATCATTTCCCCTACGACCCCTAAAATTGTCAAAATTGGCAAATACTTCTTGGGAGTTCGAGGCGAGGCACGCCCAGGCGATATTTTGATGTACGACTGGAAACCGCCTCTTTATGATGGCACCGACCCTGTTAAGTTTATGGGCAAAAAGGTTATCCCAAGCATTATTAAGGCTTTCAAACTGGGTGAGTATGACTTCAACAGGGATGGAGCTATGTTTGGTTTCTTGCTCGTATTTGCTGGCAATGTCTTTGAAATCGGCAGTGATATGAGCATCAGCCAAAACGAAAACGGCATTTACGCTATTGGCTCAGGCTCAGACTATGCGCTGGGCGTTTTAACCTATGCACTGACCTTTGAACACGGCATTGAGGCGGCCACAATCGCCAGCGTAACCGATGCTATCCACTCAGCCCTTGCCATTGCCGCCAAATACGACATCAACACCGCCCCACCTTTTCAGATTGAAGTTCAGCGAGTCTAAGCCTTTGCACTGTTCAAAAGTGTGTAGTATGTGCATACCTACTTTGAACGGAAAGGGAAAGAAATGTTTTGGTTAGGATTAGTCTGCGGATTCATTGGCATTATTGCTTTGTACGCAATCATCATTTCAGCTTTTGAAATTGGTGAAGGCGAATGATCTTTGAAAAGCAACCACGCGAACCGCTATTTTCAATACATAATCATTCAGATGGCAGTATTGCCCTATATCTTGAAGAACAAGATGCAGTAAAGGATTTGGTTCAAGATATTGTTGGTGCATACGAGTTAGATGATTTGGACTTGTTGCGCCATTCTGCAGATCGCAGTGTGAAGGCAGAAAACTACTTTGAACACCTAGATAATGCCCGCGATAACTTGGGCGAGAACGCACCATTGGTTTGCAATATGACGGAAAAAGAAGCACTTATTTTGGCTGAAGATTTGATTCGAGCAGTTAAGTTTGCCCGCATCAGTCGTGAGGCTGGCACCAACTACCCATCACTCAAGGCGGTTAAATAACCAATGGCTAATCCAAATGGTCGCAAAGGCGCAAAGTTTGAAACCGATGTTATGCGTTGGCTTCGCAGTGCTGGTGCTTTATGTGAGCGTTTGGTGAAGGCTGGCAAGCACGATGAAGGCGATATAGTCGCAATCATTGCTGGCAAGCAATATATCCTTGAGTTAAAGAACTGGGGAAAACCTAACCTTCCTCAATTTTGGCGTGAAGCTGAAGTTGAGGCAGAAAACTATGCAAAGGCACGCGGCTTAGCCGAAGTTCCATTGCATTATGTCATTCTCAAGCGCCGTAGCGCTGGGATTGAACAATCTTGGGTAATCCAAGACCTTCAACAATGGCTGGATGAAAAGCATTGAAAACTTTTGATTTCTTTGTTGATCTACCCCGCTTTGATGAAGCCAAGTGTGCGCAGATTGAGGATAAGGATTTATTCTTTCCTGATAACCGCACACAAGAGGCAGAAAGACTGCACCAACTTAAAGCAATATGCGCAAGTTGTATTCACAGTAAGGAGTGTTTGGAGTACGCACTAGAAAAGCAAATAACCCACGGCATTTGGGGTGGCTCAACGCCAGCCGATAGAGATGCCGTTGTTGCAAAGGGTAAGGATTATGCCTTCAAAGGGATGGCGTTACGAATTATCCAACTGCACGCAAAGGGGTTAGTTGCCAACGAAATTGCGGGCCAACTAGATACATCACCTGGATATGTCAGGCGAGTATTAAAAAAGTTGACTGCAACTGAACAAGGAGCAGCACCATTACACCAACAGACAAAAAACTTATCAAAAGGCTGGCACTGATCGTTGTGGTTAGCGTT